ATCGAAAAACCCATGCACAAATAAAGCGTGGTCTGCTCTAGAAAATATGTCAATTCCCAAAGGTAAATTACTAACATCTCTAACATGTTTAAAAGTAAGACTTCCTCTTAAATCACCTGAAAATCTTGGTGCTTCTTTTTTTGCAGTTGTCACTACCATTTGACCATATTTAGAAAAATAATTTCGTAAAGGCACTCCAATTAAAGAATTTAATTCAAGCCTTTTTTTTAAATGTCTGCCACCTGTAATATCAAAACTCATAAACTCCTTTTTATGTATCCTTTTATAAGTTCCCTTGCGTCAGGATCAAATTTACTAAATAATTCTTGTGTCCCTGTTGCTTCATTTCCAAAAACATTAAAGGGTGTATCTTTTCTTTTAAATAATCTTGTTGCTTGCAATAAAGTTGCTTGTTTAATTGCCTCAGGAATTGCAGGATAGCCA